TACGCTATTGATGAGAAAGTATAACGGTAAGTTCAACATTGAAACTATGAAAGCTCGTAGGTATTCTCATAATCCTATGAGAAGTATGGTTGGATTCTCGCATGAATCTGACGACCTACTTCATTATTTCAATGACTTGAACGTCCCCGGACGGATCATCGATCTTGACGAAAGTGCTTTTGACTACACTCAACGCGCCGAACTCGCTCTGATCGTCATGCAAGCAGTTAATGCTTTGTATGGCGATTCACACAGACGAGAACGTCTAAGATTGAATATGATCTGTTGGAACGCCAAACGTATCTTAGGAGATATTGTCTTCATTGTTACAGCTTATTGGATGGCTAGTGGTCATGCAATGACTGCAGTCTTCAATGGCTATTATCATCTTTCTTGTGTTGCTTACGCGATCGTGCGTAATGCTTCCATAGGAAAGATGTCCAATGTTGACATTCGTTCTCTTTTGAAACAGTTTGTCGTTATGGTGTACGGCGATGATATTATCATGCGTACTCCTGATAACAATGATTGGACTTTCACTCGCTTGTTGCTTGGTTTGAGAGAGTGTGGATTAAATCCCACTCCTGCCTCGAAAACCGGTCAAGTGATTGAATACCACAATGATTGTTACACCGCCTCCTTCTTGAAACGTCGAATCATGATTCACAATGATGCTGTCTATCTCGTGAGAGAATTAGACGACATCTACCACATGTTAGATTGGATTAAGAAGAAGAATGACTCTATGGCCTTTTACATTCAGATTGCTGAAGCTATGGCTAGAGACATTGCCCCTTACGGTGATGATGAGTTTGAGAGGTTCCTCGCCTACTTCGAACAAGTCATTCCCACTATTCGCACGAGTATAAAGTCCCGTGACCAACTTCTCGCCTCCTTCCTTATTGGTGAGAGACCTACGTTGTGTTATGGTGAGACTCCTTACTCATCGCAATAGAAAACCCCCCCCCCGGACCATTGGGTCATCTCTATGCTTGGTTGTATTACCACCTGAGATATTCGCTTTACCCACTGCGTCGTCATTAAAAGCGCAAAATCACGTATTGTATGACTGTCCAATACGCTTAGCCCCCAGTCGCAGAAACAATTGAGAAACAAGATACTTTTGCTACCAATACCGCCACTTCCTCCACGAACTTATCTGAGTTCGTCGACAATGGTGTGTCCACTTTTCAAAGTGCCCCCCCGATTCCTACAGGAGACGTGTCAAAACCCGTCTCTGTCTTAGATGATGAAACTCCAACCACCGCCAGACGTGTTTATACGTTAGGCGAAGATGATTGGACTGTTCTTCAACCTACTGGAACTGCCCTATTGAACATGAATCCATTCCTTACCCTCCTTTCTAAAATTGATGCCGTTACCCCCATCAAGTTTTGGAAGTGGTTTAGAT